ATGAGAGTGGTGAAGTGAAGAAGCTACAAAACGCAATGACAATGTTAGAATCGAAACTAGAAGAAGCAGAAGTGCGAAGCGCTGAACAGAAGCAGCTAACAGAAGCAACTGAGCATAAGCTTGCAGCAACAAAAGATCGTATGAACCGCGATAAGACGTTGAACGAGCTACTAAGTCCGCTACCAAAGGGTCAGCGCGCAGTAATGGAAGAGTTGCTACAAACAGTGAAGACTGAGAAGTTGGAAGAAGGTTTTAAGAAGTATCTACCAGCTGTACTAAACGAAAACACACGCAACACACAAAGCAGTCGACGTAACCTTTCAGAGTCTCGCAAGAGCGACGTAAGAAGTGCAAAGACAGGCGACAAGAGGGCCAATGCTGCCCAACAGCAAGAGGATAATGAGGCCCTTGCAGAAATACAACAGCTAAAAAAGATGGCTGGAATTTAATTATATTATAATATAAGGAGAAGGAAAATGGCAGATAAGCTATTTGAAAGTAAGTGGGCAGCTACGAAAGAGGCGCTATGTGAAGGCCTTACAGGCACCCGCAGAGATACACTAGGTGTAGTTCTAGAGAACACAAAAAGACACCTAACAGAAACAGCAAGTTCAGGCGCTACTGGCGCAGGAAACATTGCTACGCTAAACAAGGTAATGCTACCACTGATTCGTCGTGTACTACCTACTGTAATCGCTAACGAGATCCTAGGTGTTCAGCCTATGACAGGTCCAGTTGGTCAGATTCACACGCTACGTGTTCGCTATGCAGACACAGCAAGTGGTATTACAGCTGGTACAGAAGCACTAGGTCCGTTTGATATTGCTCGCGGTTACGCAGGTAACGAAGTAACACCAGCAGGCCAGGCAGCAGGTACAGCAGCACTAGAAGGCGCGCCAGGTAACCGTCTAAGCATCCAGATCTTGAAAGAGACAGTAGAAGCTAAGACACGTAAGCTATCTGCACGTTGGACTTTTGAGGCAGCACAGGACGCACAGTCTGTTCACGGCATCGATATTGAAGCTGAGATCATGCAGGCTCTAGCACAAGAAATTACAGTTGAAATCGACCAAGAGTTGATTAACAACCTACGTGCTCTAGCTGGTCCAGTCGGCGCAACATACGACCAGACACTAGTATCCGGTACAGCTACATACGTTGGTGACGAACACGCTGCACTAGCAGTTCTAATCAACCAGCAAGCTAACCTTGTTGCTGCTCGCACACGTCGTGGCGCAGCTAACTGGGCAGTTGTTTCGCCACAGGCGCTAACAATTCTTCAGTCAGCTACAACGTCTTCGTTTGCTCGCACAACAGAAGGCACGTTTGAAGCTCCAACTAACACTAAGCTAGTTGGTACGCTTAACAACAGCATGAAGGTTTATGTTGACCAGTACCAGGCAGATAACAGCCCAGTGCTAATCGGTTACAAAGGCCCATCGGAAACTGATGCAGCAGCATTCTACTGCCCATACATTCCGCTAATGTCGACAGGTCCAGTAATGGATCCAAACACATTTGAGCCAGTTGTTAGCTTCATGACACGTTACGGCTACCAGGAGCTATCTAACACAGCTAACTCCCTAGGTAACGCAGCTGACTACCTATCACAGGTTGGCATCACAGGTGTAACATTCATCTAATTCGTTAGATTGATAGCAAAGCAAAGGGAAAGGGGCGGCAACGCCCCTTTCTTTTTGACTTGAATTTATTTTCCGTTTTATTGATAAATACATGCATAACAACGTGCAGGAATACTAATGTCAAAGAAAATTAATGTACAAGCTGGCGATTTTGAAGTAGATGTACAAACAGGTGTTATAAACATCGGTACCGCCAGTACAGGCAACGAAATCAATATTGGTGACACATCACTGTCAGCCGTGCTAGTTGGCGATCCTGCGAATGATGGTGTTGGTTTCTATACTGACGGATCAAGTCCATTCGTAATATCATCAAACGTTACAGGGTATGCTGCATTTACAGGCATTGCAGCTAGTCTTGCCCCAACGACAGGAGATACAGCACAAGACGCTGGCGTATCGTTTGCCCGTGATAACACGAATCTCGACAGTGTTGGCTTTATAGGTTACCCAGGAACAAAAGATTTTGTAGTCCAAGCAGACAACTATGGCGCACATTTTAGTATAATATCAACAACGACCGCAGGATTGCAACGAAATCTTATCGTGGCTGATCCAGATGTCGGTGCCGACATTTATCATGCAGGTAATATCGCAGTATCGACAGATGTTGCGGGCATATACTCACCACTTGGCTCTGCTTACTTAGAAGAAAAGGCAACTCCAGGTGCTGACACACTAACACGCGGTCAGCTTTGGGTACGCAATGATAATCCACAAACATTGATGTTTACTGATGGGGATAGTACTGACTTTGTAGTTGCTGGTGGACTGCTATCGGGTGTAAGCTCAACAGGTTCACCAGTTAATAATCAAGTAGCAGTATGGACCGACGCTACTACAATCGAAGGCGATGCAGGCCTTACATATACGGGCGGCACATTAACAACAACAACATTTAGCGGTGCGTTGAGCGGTAATGCAACAACAGCAACAGCATTAGCAACTGGTCGAACAATAAGTCAAACAGGTGACGTTACTTGGACGAGTTCTTCATTCGACGGTACGGGCAATATATCCGATGCAGCAACAATAGCAAACGATGCAGTAACATATGCTAAGATGCAAAACGTAGCTGCTAATAACGTGTTCTTGGGCAACAACGCTGGTGCTGGTGGTATTGTTGATGAACTAACTGGTAATGAAGCAACAGCATTACTAAGCACATTTGCTACTGGCGCAACGACGCAAGGTGTAGTGCCAGGTAGCAACAGTTTAGGTGCAACATATTATCTCGATGGCAGTGGTGCATGGTCTGTTCCAGCAGGCGGCGACGTATCGAAAGTCGGCACACCAGTAAACAATCAAGTTGGTGTATGGACTGGCGACGGCACACTTGAAGGTGATGCTGACTTAACGTATGATGGTACTACATTGACTGCTAATGATAGTGATGTATTCATTAGTGGTATAGGCTCATTGTTTATAGAAGAAGCATCAGGTGCTGGTACAGATAAAGCAAACTCAGGCCAGATTTGGATACGCGATGACGCACCAAATAAATTGATGTACACAGACGATACTGGACAAGACATTCAAATTAGTCCATATCGAGCTACAGTACAAACAACAGATGCATCATTGACACCTATTATTGATGTACCTGTAGCATCTGGAACAGGATTTGGATTTAGAATTAATATTATTGGCACACAAGATGCAACTGGTGATACAGTATTTGAGAGTGTCTTTGGTGCTATTCGCAATCAAGGCGGTACAACAGCATTGGTAGGAAGCACAATCACTGATAGAACAGATGATGCAGGTGCAACTACTTGGGTAATCACTGTCTCCGCAGATGATACAGGCGATAATTTAGCAGTTGAAGTTACTGGTGAAGCAGCACATACAATTGATTGGAAAGTAAACGTAGAGATATTGGACGTATAAAATGGCAATAAGATTTGACGCAAGAACAAACAGTGTAACAACAGATGCTAATTCTATTGGCTTCGACCAACCTATTACGACACCTGCTTCTACAGCAACACTAGCAGGCTTAAATATTGCAGAAGGTGTAACACCGTCTGCGCCGATAGATGGTGACATATGGGTTACAGCGGGCGGCGCATTTAATGTACGATTAAACGGTGCTACTGTTGATCTTGCTGCTGCTTCTGGTGGCAACGTATCTAATACAGGCACACCAATCAATAACCAAATTGCTGTTTGGACTGACGCAACAACAATTGAAGGCTCTTCTGATATTACATGGAATGGAACAATATTCACGGTCGGCGGCAACGCTTCATTCTCAAAGACTACAATAAATGAACTATCTATTGTTGAACAAGCTGCGGCAGATGTAGACGTTGCATCCGAAGGCCAAATTTGGGTACGCGATGATGCACCAAACACGCTCATGTATACAGATGATGCTGGCAATGACTTTACAGCTAACAACGTACATGAAATCGAATACGAGTATAGTAGCGCAGTAACATCGACAGATCCTGGTGCTGGCGTATTAAATTTCAACAGCGTAACTATCGGATCTATCGCTACATTGTATATTGACGATGTTGATAATACGGGTAGAGACAATAGCTATCTATTATCGAACCTTGCTGACGGAGACATACTTTCGATTCGTAGCGCAAGCGATCCAGCAGACTATATTGTTGCTTCTATAAATGGCGCTCCGACTGACAGCACCGGTTTCTGGACTATTGGACTTACGTTAATTCATACTGGTACTATCTTTACTAACACAGATCCTGTACGTATCACGGTCGAATGGATGTCGCAAGCATCTGGGGTACCAGCTACAAGCATAACCGTTACAACCAATAATGATGGTACGGAATATATGTTGGCGTTTACAAGTGCAACCGCCGCAACTACTGGAAACTACTCGTTGTTGTTTGATACCTCGGTGAATCCGACATTCAATCCACTAACGAGTGATTTGACTTCCATAAACCTAAGTGCAACAACAGGTACGTTTACAAACATTGCTGCAACTGGAGCATCACAACTTAACATTACTGGTATGGATGAAACCGATGTTGGTATGGTTTTGCAAGATGGTATGTCGTTAGTGTTCGGCGATAGAACATCGGGCAACCAAATTGAAATGTATAATGACGGCGTCGGCGGCAGCGATGCATCGCTTGTTATCGACAAGGTAGCTACTTTTGGTGATGTGACGATTAATATTCCGTTAAGAATTGCTGACAACCAGCCAATTGTATTGGGTGCTGGCAGTGACATGCAATTGTCGTCTGACGGAACTGACGTTACCTTTGATATGCCTGCTGGCACTGATTGGAAAATGACAGGCGGTAACACTAGCACAGAAGTAATTATGCAGTATATTGCTGACGAAGGTGTTGAACTATACTATAACGGTGTGCTAAAATTTGATACTGTAGACCAAACAGCAGCCGATATGATTTCGGGTGCTACGGTGCTTGACGCTGAAGGTAACATGCAACCAGTCGGCATTGGTGTTTGTATTAATGATTCAACTACATTCGATACCGCAGCAACACACACTCCGTTCCAACAAGGTAATGTAAACGAAGTTATTTACTGGGTAGGCACTGGTGCTTCAAACTTCGATACCTATACTAACGTAGAAGCAGGCCAAACTAATATTCCTGTTGGTGCAATGTGGATTGTACAATGTAACGGCTCCGGCACACTAGTCATTCGTGGAGGCGCATCAGTAACAATGCGTTTCTGGGATGCTAGTGGAGCACCTGCTGACGCTGACGTAACTGTTGCGCGAGGCGGTGTGGCTACTGTGCGCAAAGTAAGTGATAGCATTTACGACGTTTGGGGTTCAGGACTAAGCTAAGATTGATGCTGTCCGACAATAATCTCTAACAAGGCTTGCGCTTTATTGCTACACAAAGTATTACGTGCGCCAATGTGCATAGGCTTAGGCCACGTGCCTAACTTGATCCAAGCATAGCCTACAGCCTCTTTGTTTAGTTGCGGAATAAATTCTTCATCGACGATACACACGAACGTATAGTATCGGAATTCTTTGTCGCGACTCTCGTAAATATCGAAGGGATAGATTTTCGCAATGTCAGGAATGAATCCCATTTCCTCTTCACACTCACGGAACAACGCCTCCTTAGGCGTCTCGTCATTTTCGATCATGCCGCCCCAAAGGGCCCACGTCAGCTTATGTGTCTTGTAAGGTGCTCGCAAGCTTAGTAACGCTTGCCCTGTCTTAGCTGAAATAAACAGAGCACCTGCTCCGCTTTTCTGTGTCATTATATCTCTATGCGCCAGTAACCTGGATTGAATGTGCCTAAGTATGTGTAAGACCACTCTTCGCCGTCCCACTTGTAATGTTGGCTGTCTTCTGTGTTTACAACGTATAACGGTGGCGTAACTTCTGTGCTATCGAAGCTCACGAACCAGTTCACGCCATCGTACTCGATGATGTCATTCTCGTAAGCGTCTATGCTACCCCAAGGATTGCTGCCATCGTTGTCGGCGATGATGCGATCCGTGCCTACGGTGTTATCGTCGCTCAACAGCAGGTAACGCTGCCCAGCGGCAGCCGCCGCAAGCGAACCATCTCCCGGATACGTGCGTCGCGGATCTATAATCGCTGCGACAGGCCCACTTGCTATCGTGGTAGGCAGCGTATCGCTGTCTACTGTAAACGTAGCAATTGTATCGCTAACCTCCTCCAACGTGCCGAGAACGTCACCGGAGGTTGTCTCTATGTCGTCTTGCGTCTTTAGCCGTAGCGTTGTCGTCTCGGGATCAATCTTGCCATACGCTGCAATGAGCGTCGTCCAGGACAGCGACGAATCACTTTGCCCGTATTGGTTCAGCAGTTCGACTTGGCTCGTTGTGCTGTCGATCGGAGTAACCCCGATGCGGTAGTTACCCGGTGTAATAATAAACTGCTCTAAGTCTGCGAAAGCACTTTGTAAAGGATCAAAGATGTCACGCGTCTGTGCTTCGCTAAGATCCGTATCAAATAGCGTGGTAACAATCTGTTCCACGATGGTCGACTTCGTTACCTTTGCTGGAGGATTGATCCACACCTGTACCTCAAAGATGAGCGTCATAATATCGTTGGCACTGTCGCCACCCTGCGGAACACCTCTGCTACTCCAGCTCATACCATCGAGCTTGATTTCAAAGATGCTGCTCCAATCGAGCGGATTGTCGTTTGTTTGTAGTTGGACACCCGGATTGAAGATAACAAGTATCTGCTCTATAAGCTGAAACTTGTCTGTTGTGTTTGTTGTCCAGATGTCCAAGTTCATTGTTAGATTGTAAGGCACCGGCATATAACGCTTTACGCTATAGCGGTTGCCTGCGTCGCTACTGTACGTGCCAGTAGTCTCATCATAGGCACGTTCTACAACCTGTGCAGGATATACGTTTGTCGTGTCACGCCTTCTGTCATCAGCAATCGTCATCGCATTGATGTATGCGCTCATTGCTGGCGCAGCAAGCGTAGAGTTCGCGCTATTTTGATTTAGTATCTGTGCAACCTGTCTGCTCATATCACCATACACGATAGGAATACGCTTTTGCGCTCTTACGCCATTCTCGTCAGCAGGTAGCTCAATCTTAAAGTCTGCGAAGATACGCATAAACTGTAAGACATAGCGCCTCAATTGCTCATCATAGAAAAAATCTGGCATTATTATGCTCCGAAGCCAGAGAATGGTAATGGTGAGAAAATACGTGCTGCCGTCATCGCAATATCGTAAATGTCTATATCATCACCATCAGCAGTAAGAATAAATGTGCCACCATTGTTTGAAAAATCTGTACCAACAAACAATGGCATAATAAAATTAAATGATTGTGCAGTACCACTGGCTTTAGCAAAGTTTGCCGAATCAATATAAATGACATTGCTATCGACACCACCTAAATCAACGGGATCAGATCCTACATCGAGTTTAAAATCTAAGTGTGGTGCCGTACCGCCTACGTAAACAGCAGTAAACGATATTCTAATAATACCAAATCCATTTAGTAAAGCAGGCAACAATCTGTTATTAATATCGTCCCATGCTCCTGGGAAATCTGCAGGGTAGCGCAGTTCTTCTGCGGGATTGGAATTGATAGTTAACTTTGTTCCTACACCATCAGACAACGTTAGTGGAGACCCTGATGTATAATCATTATCAAACAAAAATTCCCATCCCAACGGAAGTGTTGCTTGCGCACTAACAATTAAGTCACGCATGTCTTGTGCAGTAATTGATCCAGGTGCTTGCCCATCCTGGAACACATTGTTTAGTAAATCTGCTTCTGTTCTTATTGTATTAGCCATAGTATTTTCTCTTAATCAAAATCGTCTGTAAATTCAGGACCGAATGTAACGCCGCCTGTGTCTACATCACCGTCCTCAATGTCCGGTATAACCTGTGAGCCAGTGCCAATGCGAGGCCTTGCTCTTACTGCATCACTCAACGCTACCCTCTCTGGTGTTAATGTGCCATCATCGTTCGTTGTAATATTGTCATTGTCGATAAACGTATCGAGCTTCTGATTTGCTGCCGTCCACGGTAGTTTACGCTGGTCGACCTCAATCTTGTAAAACTTGGTGCCACGCTTTTGATAGAGCACTGGCTGCGGCACAAAATCTGTGCGCAAATAATAATCACCATCCACAAGCGTTTCAGGGAACGTCTCACCACTACCCGCCAACGGCAAACCGTTAGGCGGAGCACCATCCCCTGTCTTAAACAAAATGAGCTCATGCTCTTGCGTGATAGGATCGACACACACCCAAAGATGAGCAGCATCATACCACAGCGGATCATACGGAACATCACGTGCCGCCTGTTCTTCGATAGCGTTGTTTATATCTGTCGTGCCACCACCTGTAATAGCGCCACCGATCGTTTCATCACAGCAATCATCATCACCGGGCGGCAAGCTCTCTAGGCTCTGCCCATCACCTGCCAAACGATCTAAAATATCTTGGTACTCTGTCGAGGCAGGCATCATCTTAGCCCTTACTCTCCACAGATGGCTCCACCAGCGAGGTCCGTAGCCTTCCGCCGACGGTGTCGCATCTTCGACAACATAGAATCTGTTTACCGCTGCCCTGTCTTCGTTTAGCGGATGATAGTCACGCAAGTGCGGTAGCTCTAATACGTCACCTGCCATGAGCTTGCGTCCCAATCTGTCGACGTTATCGTTTAGATGGAACGTCATAAAAATAGTGTCGTCCGTCAAAAAGATACCGAACTGCGATAGGTCGAAATCTGTGTCGCTTACTGTATACGCACCGCGCATTTCTACAATGTCGGGAGCATATTTGCGAGCACGATTTTCCAGGAACAAAATGTCACCGATCGTTAGCTCGTCTGTCGTGACACCATCACCGACGTTGCTCTTATTGTCGTCACCAGTGCCGATCACAGGCCCAATGTACTTATGCACATAGACGCCCGTAGCAGAAAGGTCGATATACTCCTTTGCTATGCGATCGATGTACTGGTAATCTTTACCCTGTACCGGGGACCATAATGAGATTTTTGCCATTGCGTTTTTCCTATTGTTACAATGTATTTATCACGAAACTCGCTAAATACTTTTGACAATGGAATTTCCTGTAGTGGTTGACATATATCATAAAAGGAAGTATTATTGTATTGTGTTATAAGCTATTGACAACCTGTGACACCATTACTATAGATAGTACTCCTGGGGTAAACCAGGGCCACTGCCACCACATGTAGTTTTCTCAACTAAGGTGCGGCATGCTTTATAGATGAATTATGTCTAAGTTGAGGCCCGCAAGGGTAAGGCATTAATTATATAGATGATATACTAAAGTAGTATTATAGAACTGAGAACGGGATAGCTCAACGGGCTATCCTGTTTTCTTTTGTGTGATAAATACTGGTATGTCCTATACCAGCACAAATCTTAGAGCAAGCAATCGCAATCTACCACAAGCTGATCCATACTTTGATAGTGTAGTGTTGCTCGCACCGTTTAGTGGCGAAGATGGTGATACCACATCGACTGACTTGTCTAATAGCGCCCATACTCTTACATTTAATAGTAACTCTGTACTTGATGGCGACATACGCAAGTATGGATTTACGTCATGTTTGATGGATGGGGTGAGTGATTATGTGAGCGCAGCAGATCATGCAGATTGGGATTTAGGTGCAGGTGACTGGACTATAGAGTGTTGGACAAGATTTAATGGCGACCCAGGCACGACAAATATGACGTTTGTTGCACAGTGGGAAGACACTTCTGGCAAGTCCTGGATTTTTGATTACTACAATAACCTTGCACGAATGTTGTATTCAGCAAACGGTACGAGTGGATTTTTTGGATTACAAGCAGCATGGAACCCAGTTGGTGATGCGTGGTATCATGTCGCATGTGTTCGTAATGGCAGCACAATTGAGATATTTATTGACGGCACATCTATAGGCACAGACACAGCCATCGGAACCACAACACTATACAATTCTACTGCACCATTGCGTATCGGTTCAGCAGATGTTCCTAGTGAGACAGGCGCGAACATGGACGGCTGGATAGAAAACGTGCGTATTACAAAAGGCGTAGCACGTTATACAGCAGCATTTACTCCACCAGAGCGAGCGTTTCCGACCCAGCGAGCCTTTGTTGATTCTGATATTTGGCCTACTATGGATCAGTGGACGCTTAGTGAAACATGGGATGATGTTGGTGGGGTGGGTGTTAGCACACTAAGTCCAGTGCTAGATGAGTTTTCTATACGACAATTAAACGGCTGGGCATGGAGTAGTGACGGCACGAAACTTCTTGTGACAAACTTCTCACAAGATGTGGCTGCATCATACTCTTGCACTACCCCATATGATGTTGATAATCTAGTACGCACAGGCACACTTGACTCTACGACAAACTCTGCTCATGCCCGATGGAGTCCAGATGGTACATCTTATTTTATGGGCGTTGCGACTGACTCGTTTAAGCGTATGAACGCAGGAACAACATTTGAAGTAAATAGTACAGATACAGAACATTCTAGAATTACAGAAGCAGAGGTCATGGGCGAAGGCGAAACCAATGACGGGCCATATTGCGTATCGCCTAATGGTGATTATATAGTCGGTGTAAATGAAATTGTTAATCAAGTTTCTCTAGCAATTATGCCACTAAACACACCGTACGATTTAGATTCATTCAGCGCCGCTGGTCGCATAGTGCAAGATATTGAACCGCCAATTACAGGCAGTAGTGATTTTTCTGGTGCCGTTCAAATATCATCTGACGGAACACAACTGTATTATTTGGCTAATACTAATACAATGTATCGTGCCACACTATCTACTCCGTGGGATTCTACTACAGTGTCATTTGATGGCACAACATTAAGTCCTGGAAATGTAGACTTCTTTTATCTTAATGATGACGCTACTGAGTTATGGCTGGGTGAAAGGGACGGCGGTGGTTCTTGCAGGATAAGAAAGTATACTTTGTCTTAATTCCAACTTTTAGATAAATACTGTTATAAACATTCCCTGACTGTGGCCTCATTGTTGCAGACATAATATGACAGGAGAAGGAATAAGTGGCAGTCACACTCAATGCCAAGGGCACCAGTGTATCCTCGTTTCAGATAGGCAAGGGTGGACAAACAATTACGCTAGACGCAGACGGTTATCTAACCATTGCTGACGGCGCAACAAACGAACAGCCCATCGGCTACAACACAATCCCTATTTACGAAATCGACGCAGCAGATACGTTTGATCTAGCTCACGCAGGCATGATGTGGCACAAAGATTCAGGTGCCGCTGTAACATTTACTTGCGATAACGACGCAACTATTCCACAGGGCTCCACTTGGATCGTACACAACGACGATGCTGAAGATATAACTATTGCTGAAGGCACTGGCGTTACGATTGCGTTTTTAGCATCTGGCGCTGCTCCTGCTACTGGTAACGTAACTGTATCGCAAGGCGGTATTGTTACAGTCTACAAATATACTGACACAGAGTATTGGGTATGGGGCGACGATGGCCCGTTCAATATTCTAACTGCTGGTGCTACGACAGACTCGACGCTACGTTGGGATGGCACAGCATGGGCTGAGAACACAACTGTCAAAATAACATCGACTGGTGTTGTGACAGCAGCGAGTACAGCAGGCAAGCACACGTTCTCTGTAGACAGCGCAACAACAGCCGCAGCAATACCTGTCATGCGTCTAAGCGCGTCAAGTTCAGGTACACCAGCAGCAGGCATTGGTCCTAGCATTGAACTTGAAGCAGAGACAGCCGCAGCTAATTTAGAGATTGGCGGAACGATTGCGTTAGAAGCAACAGACGTAACAGCAACGTCGGAAGACTTTGACATTGTGTTTAGCACAATGGCAGCAGGCGCAACAGCAGCAGAACGTATGCGCATCACTAGCACTGGCGCGCTAACAGCAACAACATTTAATGGCGTAGCACTTACAACTGGCGGTGCAGCTACAAACTTCTTAGCAGAAGATGGTAGCTACGGAGTCCCAGCAGGAACAACACCAACAGCTATTACTGTTGCTGATTCGACTGATACAACTTCATTCCCAGCATTTTTTGAAAGTGCTACTGGCGATTTAGGCC